ATGGGTCTGTACACCCAAACTCCGGTGAGTCAATTCTTCGACGAGGTCTACATCCCCTACCGCCTGCGGAGTTGCTCGCCTCTGACCCCAGGCATCTACCGCACCTGCATTCAGCACATCAACATGTTCTGGCGAACGCGGGAGAAAGCTCGCTGGGAGCAGGCCCTCACGATTGGCAACTTCACCGAGCCGCTGATCGCCCAGTACTTGGCGTCGCGCACCGACCTGACGCCTGCCACCCAGAACAAGCACCTGCGCCACCTCAAGGCGGTCTGGAGTCTGGCCGTCGAGCTGGACGAGGACCTCGGCAAGATGCGGCTCAAGCCCGTGCGCGAGTTCCTGCGCGTGCCGGAATGCTGGTCGCAGGAAGAGTTCGCCAAACTGCTCGAAGCGGCCGCGAAGACGTTCGGCCGCGTGGGGGACGTTCCGGCGCGGTATTGGTGGCCAGCGCTGATCATCATGGTTTACGCCACGGGCGTGCGGATCGACGCCGTCATGCGGATCCGCTCGGCCGACCTGGACCTCGACCAAGGGCACGTGCTGGTGCGGTGCGAAACGCAAAAGCAGAAAGCGGATCAGCGGTTCACGCTCATTCCCGAGGCCGTGCAGCTCGTGCGAGCGATCCGGCCCGAACGCAACACGCTGGTCTTCGAGGACTGGCAATTCGGTCGCAAGCGGCTGAAACACAATCCCCAAGCACGGCCCTCCTACCGGACGCTCGGCGATCACTTCGGGCGCATCCTGGAACGAGCCAACTTGTCGAACGGTCCCCACGACAAGTGGCACAAGTTGCGCCGCATGTTCGGCACGGAGATTGCGCGGAGTGCCGGCAAGGCAGCCGCCCAGCAGCTGTTGGGTCACAGCACGATGCGAGTCACGGAACGCTACATCGACCCCCGCTACGTCGAAGCCCCCGATCCGGCCTCGCTCCTGCGCCGGCCTTCGCTCCCCATTCAAATGCGCCTGTGGAGTCCCGATCCGGGGCCGGGCTCGGGCGAAGCTCGTACTGGTTAGTTGTTCCCCGTCGCCGCACCTTGGCTCCTGCTCACCCCAAATCCGTCGGCACGTTGCCGTCTGGGGCCAGGTGCGGCGCGATTTTCATACTCTCTGGCCGTGGGCGTGGCGCACATCTGGGTTGCGTCGCGCCTGCGGCTTCTTCGTTTCGATGCCCCGGGCCGTGCGCAATGGATCATCCCCCGTTGCGCGCGGCTCGGCTGGAGGTGCCTGATGTTTCGCGTGGTGGTCTACGTTTCGGAGACAAGACCAGAGTGGGAAAAGCTCACGGAACCCACCGACTTCGTCACCGCGTCGGCGTTCGTGCGCCACATGCGGGGACAGGAAAGGTGCTGCGAGCTGTTCTCGAACAACAAACAGCTAGACGCGCAGGCTGCGGAACTCGCCCACTACTTCCCCCATGTCATTTACAGCTTCACCGCACACGAGGACTGCAAAGGCAAGTGACCGAACACGGCCAGCGATCGGACGACGCGATCGCCAGCCGCCACCCGCAGCGAAGAGCAACCAGGTCGCTCGCCGGGCTCATAACCCGGAGGTTGTCGGTTCGAATCCGGCCGCTGCAAATTGCCCCACTTTCGCTACCTAGGAGACTAGCACGATGGACGACTTTGAACGCGCGGCCGCGATCCGATTAGTCGCTGATGCATTTGTGGCAACGGTGAACGATAAGACCACCAGTCGCCTCCGGCCGAAGACTCGCGTCGAGATGCTGGTGATCACGACTACGGTGCGTGAAACCCTATGGCACATGCAGGGCGACTCGCGTTCCAGCGTTGTAGGCAACGCCTGGGCTTCCGCGTGCCGCAAGATCGACGGTGCTGCTGATGCGTGGTGGCAATCGATGCGATCCCAGGCCACCGTTCCCGCCTAGGACGCGCATCATGGAACTGTATCGACTAGACGCGGTTCACGACGCCGGCGACGGGGAGTTCGTGAAGTTCTTTCAGACGCAAGATTCTGCCTATCTCGCCGAGGCGCGGTTCGCACTCTGTGGCTGGTGCTGCGACGTGTACGCCGTGGAACTCGACGACCCAGCAGGAGCAACCGTCGCGATTGCTTCGCGGCTGCTCGCTGGCGTGTGGCCGAACGAGGCGACCGACGCGCTGGTGCACATGGCCATCAAGCGCGCGGAAGTGACGCAGCTCGATCCGGAGCAGCGCGTCGACGCGATCGACACCGTCGGCCAGGCCGCTGCCGACCTCGATCAAATTCTCGCCCGCAAGCAGTGTCGGAGGAGAAATGCGAAATGACCTGGCGAGACGTCGTGCGCCCGATCATTGCCGCAGTACTGCGCAAGCTCGGTCGCGGCCGTCGTGTCGATCGAAGGCGAGCCGAAGCGGCGCTGTTCGTCGCATATCCATGGCCCGACCGCCGCGGCCGGCGCTACCAAGTTTGGCGCGACGAGGTGCGCATCCAGCTCGGGCTGCGCCGACCTCGCTTGCGGTGCCTCTCTCAGCGACCGGACCTGCCCGGGCAGAAACGGTTGTTCTAGTTCCTCTCACCGCGGCAACGGCGGTTCCCAACGGTTGCTAGGCGGAGCCTGCAAGGATGACTGATCACCGGAAAGCACGAGGCGGCGAAAAACGCGAGCGCCGGCCACTGCCCATGCCGGGTCAGATGACCTTCACACGTGCGGAGCAACTTCGCACGTTGCGCCATTGCGTGGTCCCTGGCGGGCAAGGAAAAGACGGAGGTGGCGTTGCGGGGACCACGCTCAAGCTGGTCCTTCGCATCCTCGACGATCACGCGGGCGGCAACTACGAATGCTGGCCTTCGCACGACACGATCGCGAGGGAAGCCGGCCTCAAGCATCGCCGGCAAGCCATCCGCGCCACGGAGGCGCTGGAGGCAATGAGCCTGATCTGCGTCCGTCGCGCGAGTCCTCCAGGCGTCGGCCGAGGCGGGACGGTCAATCACTATCGGATCGTCTGGAACGAATTGCACCTTCTGTGCCCTTCGGAATCCCCAGCAGAGGACTTGGATGCGTGCGACCAAAGTGCCATGGATGGCACTTTGGTCAGGGACGATTCCCGCGCGACCAAAGTGCCACTGGTGTCCGACCAAAGTGCCATGGGTGGCACGACCAAAGTGCCATACATGGCACACGAAGCGCCCAATGAAGCGCCCAAGAAGCGCCCACCGCCCCCAAAGCCCCCGTTGCCGGAAGATTGGGCGGCGGTGGTGAATGAATTTGCAGGAAGGCAATCGGCAATCCATGTTCTGGCAGATGAGCATCGCGCCGGTGGGTACACGCCCGACCAGTTCCGTGAGCGACTGTCGCAGGCGTGGGCGGTCGTCGCGCTGCCTGCCAACCGGGGACGGTTCACGAAGCCCGCTGGGGCCGTGGCTTGGTTCCTGCGCAATGGCAGTTGGCCTGCCGAACGCGTAGCGACTCCAGAAGCGTCGGCCGTGCACCAAGCACGCCGCGCTGCCCAGTCCGCCGCGCGAGCAGATGCCGCTCGGCACGAAGCCGAACAGACCGCAGCGGCCGAAGACCGCGAAGCCTTGTATGGGCCATTCCTCGACGCGCTCGGCGAGGAAGAGCTGCAGGATTTGATCGAGCGTACGCCGGCGCTTCGAGATCCATTTTTTGCGAGATGGCTACGCCAGCGGCCACCGCAGGGGACCGTCCGCATGATGCTGCTGCGCACACTCGCGGACTTTCTGTGAAAGGTGTATCCATGACACTATCGTTCAAACGTCGTGAAGTGAAGGAAACCGCGCCGAAGCTCAAAGTGGTGAACCGGCCGATCGCCGATGAGACGACTCCACCGGCGCTCACCAGCACGACCACGCCGGCGGGAATCGCGGCCAACGATCCATCCGCCGCGGGCCTCTGGCAAGGACTGAAGGATGCGATCAAGCAAACCATGCTCAAGCGCTGGCTGGCAGAACATACCTATGTGCCGATGGGCCTGCCGACCGACGACCCCATCATCGCCTCTTCGCTCGTGAAAAACCGGATGTACGGTATCTGGCTGAGGGGGGACGCCTTCGATGTATTCGGGGGCGAGAAGGGCCTGCAGTTCATGCGCGACGGGAAAGTGCTCAGCACGTGGGCATACGACGAAGTGACACTCGCGATCCTCAGCAGCGCCGGAGCAGCAGCGCCACCCGCGAAGTCCGGCCGGAAGAAAGCCGCCGCGCCGGCGGCGCTCACGCCCCCGGCACGCGAACTGATGAAGACCCTGTCGACCGGCGAGATGCTCGATGTCAAAAAGCTAAAGCGTCACCCGTTGAACCGGCAGCCGACCGACGCCGACGTGAAGGCCCGCGCGGAGAGCCTGCAGGCGGACGGCCAGCTGGAGGACATCGTGGTCCGGATGACCGAGGGGGGCTGGCAGATTGTTTCCGGGGAAACACGGTTCCTCGCGGCCAAGCAGCTCGGGTGGACGCAACTCCGCTGCACGGTCATCGACTGCGATGACAACGAAGCGCTCCGCCTGGTCGGGCTCTTCAACGGCCAGCGTTCCAATCTGACGCCGATTCAGAAGGCCCAGCACATCAAGCTGATGTGTGCCCAGGGCATGACGCGCGAGGAAGCCGCCCGCAGTGTCGGGCTGGAGTCGCACAGCGCCGCCAGCAACCTGGTGAAGCTGCTCGAGCTGCCGCAGGTCTGGCAGGAGCGGGTGACCAGCGGCGAGCTTGCTGAGACGTTCGCCCGCTCGATCGCGGCGTATGCCAACGTGCCGGGGCTGCTGGCAGAGCTCGATGAGATTTGGATCAACGGCGACGACTGGGAGCGCAAGGAAACGTTCGGCAGCCGCGATGATCTCGACGAGTCGATCCAGCACATCCTCGGCAAAGTCACGCGGCCGATGAAAGGGGAACGGTACTACGACTGGGGTTGCTTCGAAGGAATGGGGAACACACGCCCCACCGGTAACTATAAGGTTTTGATCACGCCGGCCGAATTGGAGGCGCATCGGGAGCAACTCGGCATCGTGACGATCGCGCTGAAAGAGAAGCAACGCAAGTCAGGCGGCAAGTTCACGTGGAAGTCGGAAGACGTCGAGGTCGCGACCAATGCTGCTCTGTTCGACAAACTGCAGATCGCTCACATCGTCGAGTTGAGCAAGAAGAAGGCCCAGGGCAAAGCGCAGGCAGCCGGCGCCTCGGCCGACGCCGGCGAGACGAGCGAGCAGAAGAAGTTCAAGGCAGGGGAGCGGACTCGGCAACTCACCCGGGCGATCTCCGAATGGAAGCGCGGCGTCATGCGAAACGAGATCGCGGGCGCGATCCGAGCGGTCAAGGTGGGAGCCAAGTTTGACCAGCGGCTGCTCGTGCTGGTCCTGTCGTTCATGACGCGTCCGGGATCCTTCGACAGTTCGCACGTCTGCCCGCCATTGGGAAGGGCCCTGGGCAAGAAACTCGATTCGTGGAAACCCACGTACCCAGCAGTGGCCACGATCACGACGGCCGACAAGTGGCAGGAGGTTGCGAGAGACATTTGCGCGCACCTGGTCGGAGGCGACGACAAGGAACGCGGGGCGGCGATCGACGACGATGTGCTCGAAAGCCTATTCGACACATGGGGCGGCTCGATGGAGGCGAGCTGGACCAGGCTCTATTGCCACGCCGACCCATTGATCGAGGAGTTCTTTCAACTGCACCGCAAAAATGAACTCGTCCACCTGGCCAAGGAGATCGAGGGCCTGACGTTCGCGGAGGAAACGGGCAAAGCGGAGATGGTCACCAAGCTGATGGGCCAGCGCCTGCGGGCAAACCACAAGCTGCCGAAGTCGCTGCAGCCTAGCAAGGGAAAGCGGGGTGGCAAATGATCGATCGATTCCTTCGTCCTGCGTTGGAGGAAATGTCACGAGGCGATCTGGAAGACGCGGCGGAGCAATTGCGCAACCTGGTCGTGGTGCAGGACGTCACCCTGCGATTAGTGATCAGCGTGGTCGGGCCGCGAGCCATTCACCCGATCGCCCACAGTCAGGTGAACTGTTGCCGAGCCGCTTATGCGGAAGTGACCGGCGAAGAGTCTCTTGTTCCAGAGCTGGGAGGTGGCAAATGAAGACAACTTTGCACTCGCGGGCTGCGATGGCTGATCCATCGTCTTTTTCTGACCATGGAAGGTGAAGTGATTCGGCGGCTGTTATCTGGCAACGACACGCAGTGCTTTTCAACCGCGCAGTACGCGGACGCCGTTGACCAATACATTGCCGAGCAAGTCGGCCGAACTCGTGAAAGTCTAGGAATGGGAGACGTTCCGACTGAAGTACGGCGCATGCAACTCTTGTCGATCGGCTTGGTACGCGAGGTTGCCCCAGACGTTTGGACCCTAGCTGAAGGAGTGGACATTGCCACGCACTAAATCACGCAAGCGAATCACGCCGCGGCCGCTCCCGGCCAGGTCGTTTGAAGAGGCACGCACCCAGATTCGGCGATACCTGCGCAGGGGCATGCGAGTAACGATCATGGCGTACGTCGTCGATGATCGGAGTCACCCGCACTACCGCCATGCCTACGAGGCATACACCTGCAGGGTCGATGCGGCCGACGGAAAGCGGTTGGCGGACCTGGACGAGAAGACCCCTGCCAAACTCGTAGCTGCGTTTTTGAAGTGGCGCGACACGCCGCCCAAGCGCGAGGCCCCTCCGTTCGCGGCCGATATCGACTTGTCGAAACAGTCGCTAGCGGCCGCCCCGGCGCGAAATGAATCTCGTAGTTCATCCGGCAACCTCGCGCAAGACGTTCCCAAGCTGGCCCACCAACTGCCACTGCTCACCTACAGCGGAGATTGACCAATGCGCTCGCGTCGACTTGACCCTCACGACGACTCCCAATTCGAGCCCACGCGGCTGCCGCAAGCGGTGCCGATCCACGAGAAACCCACGCTGGCCGACAGTCCGTGGCTGCGCGTGGTCCTCTCGATCATGCTCGGTCTGATCGGCGCGTTGGTGCTGGCGATCGCCACGCTGGCCTATGATTTAGCCCAGCTTGAGCGGCGCGTCGAGCGGCTCGGCCCGTTGCCCAGTGGTCAGTTGCGGAGGTTGCCGTGAGCGCACTGGCCGAGGACATTCGCCGCGACGACCAGCGGCGCGAGCAGATCATGGACAGCATCAGTCGACGGCACCCGTCGCTCTAGGAGCCGGGTGTCCGCGCGCTGCATGCACGCCCTTGGTTGTGGCGGGAGTCGGAGCTGCAGATCGTCGCCAGCAGCCAGGACGCTGTATCGGAGTGCCGTCAGTAATTCAACGGGCTTCGCGCTTTCGCGCCTTGGTCAACGCCGCCTGTGCCGCCGCACAGAAGCGGCATTGGTTTCGTCGACCGTGTTTGAGGTCATCTGCGAGGTCAGCCGACCGCTTGATGAACCGAATCGGATTCGCGTGCACCTCGGGGTTCTGACACTCGACTTCCCAGAATACTTGCCCTCTGGACTGTTGGCCAAAGGGGGCTGAAGTGCGCCGCAGGACTGTCAGTCGGCCGATCCGCTTGCCCGTCAGATCCTCAGCTTGACGGCGTCGATGTAGTGGGGCCATGACAGAGGAGCCTGGGCGTTGCAACTAGCGGCGCTGGAGCAACTTGGTGATCGCGTCGACATCGCGCTTTCTGAGAGCGGCGATCCACAGGAACGCGCGGGGGGAGGTGAGCTCGCGCGCGAGTGCCGCGTCTACTTGCTCTAGCAACTCAGCGGGCAAATTCAGGTCACGACGGAGTGCGGCGAGAAATTCCCGCTGCTTTTCGGTAGCTAACATCTTGGGTCACAGGCAGGAAGTGAGAACACGACAAGACATTCGTGCTCAAAGCATACACATCTTGGAGTTACCCTTCAAACGGGAGTCAACCACCGTCTCCCCTGCTCTCGCCGTTTCCCCGGAAACACCAGGTGGCTAAGCCGCCTGGGCGGTCAGCTTGAACGGCCCGCCGGTCGGCGTGTTGAGCGTGCCAATCGTGACCGTGTTGGGATCCCAATACAAATCCCCCGCCTCGAAGTTCGCGGCCGTGACCGTACGCGGCGCACCGCTCTGCAGCAGGTCGACGACGGATTGCGAATTCTTCTGGTTGAGCGTGCTGACCGTGCCGGCGCTGTTGAGCGTGGCATAGACCCGCTTCGGCCGATCGTTGGCCAGGATGTTGAGGTTGGTGATCACCGCCTCTTCCTCGGACCGAAAGTCGCCCCCTTCGATGTTGGTGTTGGTGGCGTTGCACCGCTGCACCACGGAGCCATCCGACTGGTAGACGGTCGTCACGGCCGCACCAGCGCCCAGGACGAGTGTGGCGTCGATGCCCACGCAGCGGCACTCCGTGATCGTGGCGACGTCGCCGGCACGGACCGCCACGGCGACATTGCCCCGCACCAGGTTGAGCTTGCCGACGGCACCGCCGGTGAGATACAGGCCAAACGCCCCGCTGGTGTTGGGAGCGGCCGTTTTGAGGATCTGCAAATCCGCCGTGGTCGCGCCCAGGTCAATGTGCGACGTCCCGCTGCCGGCGAACGCAAATCCCGTGACCGTGTTGAGCCGCAGCGGCGTCAGGCTCGAGCCGATCGCCTGCAGGTACCCATCTTCCACAATCAAGTTGCCAAGGGCCAGGAAGAGCGCGCTGAGGCCCGCGTTGATCGGGCCTGCGCCGGCCGGAATGGTGACGTGGTCGCCGGCGAGCGGCAACTGGCGGAACGTGACATAGCCCACGGGCTTGGTGTCAGGATCGGCCGTGTCTGCGGTGCGGGCATAGATCGTGCTGTAGCCGAGGGAATCGTTGTCGCCATAGCCAACCTGTCCGGCAGCGAGTGAACCAACTGCGGCGCTCACGGCATCGACCCCATCGAGCTGCACGCTGGCCGGCGCGGCACCGAACCCGGGATTGGCACCGGCCGAGGTGCGGAGATAGTACTCGCCGGCGACGGACGAGGCCTGCCACTGCCAGGCGGAGCTGCGGACATTCACGGGATCCCAGTTGGCTACCGTGGTGAGGTTGCCCGAAGTCAATCCATTCCAGCGTTTGCGAAAGCCCATGGGTGGCTCCTTGAGGGTGAAACTACGTAGGCCATCTGCCGAGGCGACAGATCTCACTCGGCAGCCAGGCCTTGAGCGCGAGGAAGCACCCGCAGTCGTTACATCGGTTTAAGGTGGCGTCGTGCATCGGGCAGGCGCGGCACTGCGCCATGCGAGCCGCGAAGACGTCGCTGTGTACAGTTTCGCCTCCGCTGGCGGCAAACCTGCCTGCGGCCGTCGCCGCATTCGCCGCCATTTCCAAAAGCGTCAGCGGGCGAGGGGCTCCCTCGGCGCGGCAGTTGGCGTAGATCTTGTGCGCCTCGCTCTTGCAGTGAAACACCTCGCGCCGGCACTTCCTGCAACGGAAGGTGGCTTCCCCGTTCTCGTCTCGATCGGTGGTTTGTTCGAAGTCGCATTGCATTACATCACGTTGGGAGTGATCTGAGCGGTGGCCCCGGTCCAGTTGCACCGCTGAGTCAGAAAATTGAACGCGGCGAGATTGAATCCACCGACATCGGTCAGCACTTCGTTGCACAGGTTCGCGGTCTTGTCGAACGTGAAGCGCCCATCCCCATTGGGCATGCCGATCCGCAGAGTGACAAACGCATTCGGGCTGGTACCGGTGTCGGTGCCGTAGTTAATCAGGATGCCATTGTTGAGCCCCGTGCAAGCGGCCGGAAGCGCGGCGAAGCTCTTGTAAAACTCCCCGCGAATGCCCGTCGAGGCGTAGGGCTCGTCAATAACAAACGTGGCCCCGTTGAACAGCGTCGTGCAAGCGCCGCAGGTGTTATTGGCCACGCCGGTCAGGTAGACGCTGTATTCGCGCGGCGTGCCACTCAGGACCGGATCGCACGACGGTTGCGCGGCACCGTGGCACAACGCGCAGGAGCCGCCCACGGCCGAATTCTCGCCGCTAAACGACAGGTGGAAGCTGGTCCCTTCCGCGCCGAAGCCCGCGCTGCCGCCATTGCCAATCACCTGGAACCCCACCTGCGCGCCCAATGTCAGGCCAGATATGGGGCAGTCCGCACCGAAGGTCGCTGGGGATCCGAAGTTGATACCACTCGACAGGCGGTTCCCGTCATAGCAGAGTCCATGCCGAGTGAGGTACCGCTCCGTCGTTGCGCCGGTGCCCACTGACGAAACCGCCGGCCACGCGTTGTCGAGGAACGTGTCAACGCCGCCCTGGCGATAGCCGAGGCGCGCTGAGATGTCGATGCCGGCCGTGGGTCCTGGGAGAAGAGTACGCCATTCAATGAAGAGGTGATTATCGGGATCCAAGTAACACAGCAGCAGCCGCTGCGTGGCACCAGCGGCCGGGATGCGAATGACGCCGACGCCCACTGCGCCGATCGACAGGCCTTCCGGGTGCGGCGTATTGTGGACGATGAGCGCATCCGCCGAGGACGTCAGGATGAGCCCGCCGGCGAAGCCAGGCGGATACGTCAGGGACCAGCTGCCCGAAACTTGGGTGTAATCCCCCAGGTCAAATGCCGTCGCCGCCGCGACGATGGTGCACGTCGGTGAGTTGCAGCAGCAGTTCCCCACTCCCAGCATGGTTAGCACTCCAATCGGCCGACGTACCAGATGCCGTTGCGCAGGGCGATCGCGGCCAACTTGCTGCCGGTTACTGCAGCAAACCGCGCCCGGCAGGTGAGGTCGTACTCGGTCGCCGCCTCGCTGCCACCGGCACCCATGAACACGGAGACGGTGCCCGTCGAGTTGCTGCTGATGTTGGCGTCAGCCTTGCCGATCAGATCGGTCACGATCCTCTGCCACGCACGCGTGGTGGTAGCTTCCGTGTCGTTTCCACCGGTCACCAGGAATCCGGGCCGGTACTTCTCGAGCGACCATTGGCCGGACTTGGCCCCCCACTCCTCGTCGACCGCGGGCGTGCCGGCCGAGGCGTTGTAAAGCACCTTGCCCGACTCGCTCAGCCAGGTGCCGAAGCCGCTCTTGTCGGCCGCGATCGGGCTGTCGGTGTTGACCAGGTACCGGGATTTGAAATCGTTGTTCGGTTTGGCCACTTCGTGGATCTCGACGCCGTCCTCGTCGACGACGTCGGTCACGCGCATCACGCCATGGGCCGGGATCGTCTCGCCCGAATCGTTCCGCACGATGATGCGGGCCGGGTTCGCGCCCAGGACGATTAGCGCCCATTCGCCGGTCGTGTCGCGCCAGAGCAGCTCGGCAGAGCCGCGGGCTTTGACCACCAGGGCATGGGGAGCAGCGAAGGTTTCGCCGCTGGGCAGGTCCGCGAACTTGTCGTCGACGGTGGAACTCTCCGCCTTCACTCGGGCCCAGACCGCGCCACGGATGACGGCCCGCCCCACCTGGTCGTTCGGCACATCGTCGAGCAGCACCGCGAAACGGCCGAAGTGCTTGGCCGCGTCGGGCGTCTCGCCGTTGATCACCATCAGATCCAGGAACTTCGACGGCGAGGTCTGTGCGTTGATCCGGACTTTGCCGAGGCCGAGGCAGTGCCCGCGCAGCAGGTTCTCCTTCGTTCCGTTGTGCACCTGGACGATCGTCGGTTCATGGGAAACGAGTTCGCTCGGCTGCACGATGTCGAGTTGCCCGCGTGTCAGCTTGGCGAGTTCGTTGTAGGTGCGGCCACGCAGCACGACGCGCGCATCGGGATTCACGAGCGGGAGGCTCATCGCCGGCGGTTCCTCTCCGTGATGCCCAGCTGGTGAAAATCGAACTCGTCAAACACCTGCTCGACCCAGGCATGCACGACACGTCGCAGGGTGGCTTTCTCGTCGCCGAACGTCCCATAGCGAGTGTGCAGCACCTCCCAACCCCGTTTGATTGGAACCGTGATGCTTCCGACCTTGAAGTTCCGGCGCGTCGGCTGATGCGCGAACGACATCGTGACGGGCACGGGTTTGGTCCGCTGGCCCGCCATCGTTGGCAGATCGCCTCGGCCCTCGACTCCGAGGAACAGCAAGTCGCGAAACTGTGCGCCGAGCCACGGGGCCGAGTTGGTCTGGAAAGCCAGGTCATTGAGTTTGAAGAAGAATTCCGTGGTCACCACGCGGGGATCGAAGTAAGCCGTGATCGAGAACTTCGGATCGGGCACGGGAATCGAAATGCCGTTCACGCCCTTATCGTCGACGTTGATCGCGCCTTGCATGTCAGGCGCGGGCTCACTAGGACTCATCTCCCCCTTCCACAGCGTCTTCTTGCTTTGCGTGATCGTGTGCTGCGCTTCGCCAGTCGCGAAGGTGTACTCCCACATGCCAGGCTCGGGGACGCCCCGCGACTTGTCGTCGTCTTCGTCACCATAGGTGACGTCCACTTTCCAGATGAACGCCGACTCCTCGGTGCCGCGAATCGACTGCCGCACCAGGCCATTGAGGTAGGCCGCTGATGCGCCAGAGACGATCATGCCGGCCGAGATCTCGTCCGGCACGCCCATCACTCGATAGCGCTTGCGCTGCGTGCTCGAGCGGGAGACTTCGAACTCGGGGCCAGAGATCTCGAAAATCGAAATGGGACCGTTCCAGGTTCTCACGTTAGCAGGACTCCTCCCTCTTCGAGCTTCTCCCGGATCCGCTCCATGTCCTCCTGCATCGCCTCGGTCGCGTCAGCCGTGCGCTGTTCGGGGCTGGAGGCGGAGCGGCCGAGCAGTTCCGCGATGCGCGAGTTGAACGTCGCGGCCGAGCCGAAGCCTGCGCCTTGGTCGGGCAGGCCGACGCTAAAGTCCGGCAGCCGCAGTTTGAACAGGCTGTCGAACTTCTCCTCGCGTTCCTTCGCGGCCTGGTCGGTCGCCTCGGTCAGTTTCGCCTGGGCGTCCAGCAAATCCCGCAGGGCAGCGGTGACCTCCTTGGTGGCCATCTGGGCCCCCGCGTTACGCAGGCTGCCTGCCGCACCAGCACCTGCCGTGCGGACGGCGGCAGCGGCCCCGCGAGCGCCATTGGCCCCTGGTACGCCCAACCCCACCAGCCGAGCGTACCGATTCAGCTTGTCCAGCGCCGCCGCGATGCCCCCGATCATGTTGGCGAACTGGCGGGAAACGGATTCGACGATCGCGGCGAACAGGTTCAGCAGAAACGACTTGAACCCCGCCCACATCGAGCGCAACGCTAGCATTCCCTGATACCAGGCGACGTAGATGCCACCCATCGCAACCTTGCCGGCCAGCCCCCAGTTGCCGGCCAGGATCGCGTCAAAAATCCCGCGTGTGGTTTGCGCAGCGGCCTGCCACAGCATTCCGAAGCCCGCCGCGAGGTTTGACAGGGCCTGCTGCCCCGATTGCGTATACGCGAGCCAGTAGATCGTCCCGCCGATGAGGGCAGCGGACAGCCCGCCGATCGTCAGCAGGATCAGTCCCAGCGGTGATAGCAGAAAGGTGAGGGCAGCGGCCGCTGCCGTCGCCACGCCCGTGAGCACTGTGAGGGCGATGTTCAGCAGCCAGGTCTGGATGGAGGCCCATAACGCCGCCAGCCCCTCCATCGTCAGATTCGCTGTCAGCCAGGCGTTGACGATCCCAGCAGCGGCCTGAATCATCGCCAGGAAGGACCACGCGGCCGTGGCCATGTTCACCAGCGTGACCAGGCCCACGAAGACCATCTTGAGCAGCACGCCGGCCGCTGCCATCCCGAGCAGCGAGATGACGACTGCCCCAGCGAAGGCGGCAGCCAGACCGAGGCTGAGCACCAACTTCTGATTATTCATCAGGAAGTGGTTAAGCATGCCACCGAGTCGGGCGGTGACCTGCAGGATCCGCGTGAGCGTCTCCGCGAAGGCCGAACCGATGTGGAAACCGATGAAGCTCCAGACCTTGCCGACGATGTCCCAGGCGTCCCCCAGGGCATCCGCGCGCGCAGCCGCCTCGGGCGTGATGACGATGCCGAGCTCGCGGGCCTGCTTGAGGAACGCGTCGAGCCCCTCCGACCCTTCGTTCAGCATGAGGATCATGTTCATGCCCGCTTTGCCAAACACCTGGGCGGCCGTAGCGGCGCGCAGTTGCGGATCGGAGATCTGTTTGAGGCCGTCGGCCAGCATCCGCAGGCGATCCTCCGGACCGGCCGCAAGGAAATCCTGAGCGCCGATGCCGAGACGGCCGAGGATCTCCACCGCCCCCTTGCTGCCGGTGGCCACTTTGCCTGCAAACTTCGCGAGCCCGTTCAGCCCCGACTGCAGCGTGAACAAGTCCGCGCCGGCGAGTTCGGCCGCGAAGCCGAGCGCCGACAGGGAGTCTGTGGCGATGCCGGTCGCCTGGCTCATGTCGGAGATCGTGCTCCCCATCTCCATGAACTGGCTGGCCGCTTTGGCGATCGGACCATAGACAGCGACGGTCACCGCCGCCATGGTCGCACCGATCAGGACCACTTGTTGGGCGAAGTTGATGAGACTCCGCCGATCCTGCTCGAGCTTTTTACTGACGTCGCTCTTCGCGGTCACCTTCACATAGGCCTGACCGGCCTTCACCCCGTCCGCGCTCATTGAATGCTCCTTGCCCACAGCTCAGGGAACTTGGGTTTTTCGAGCCACAGCGCGCGGCTCATCCAGGGACGGCGCTCGATCCGGGCCCGGCGCATCCGCACGGGCTGACCAGGCCGGGCCTTTCGTCGCCCGATCGGGAACCATTTGTTGCCGATCAGCTTTTCAGGGACGAGGATCTCGCCACCCTCTTCCAGGATCTGGGGCACGGTTTTGCCACCGAGGCGCGCGGGACGCCGACCTGCACCAGGTGCCCGCCGATCACCGAACCGGATCTCGGCCTGTTCCGTGAACTCGTCAACTTCCTGAGAGTCCTGCGCACTGGCAAACCTCTGATTGAGGCCTACCGGTCCGATGATCACAGAATCGACGCCGTCGAACGCAAACAGGATATTGCGGAGCGTCACGAACTGGTCGCGGGAATGGACGCTCGGCGCTTCGCCCGCCTTCGACGCGCGCTTGCGCCGCCGGAGCAGACTGCGCGCTCGCGTGCGCGTGAAGGCGCCGGCCTTCGACAAGGCTTTGAGCGTGGCTCGATCGAGGCGGCTGATCACCTCCGGTCGATCGAAAAAGAACTGCAGAACCTGCATCGTCACGACAACACTACTCATGCACGCGCTCCTTGTCGGGCGCGCCAAGCGGCTGCCTGGGCCCGAATCGATTCCCCAGTGAGAGGCGTGCCGCGGGTGACGCTGCGGCAGAGCAGCGGATGGAACTCTTCCATCCGGAACGGCCGTCCCCGCTTCTTCGGATCACGGTTCACTTCGGCGAGCATGGCGAGCATGCGCGCCGTGTGCAGCCAGTCGTAATGCACCCGGGCGCGGTGCATCTGCAGCAGATCACGGAGCGTGTACTGGCCGGGATCGATGCCGACCAGCGCTACGCAGTGGTTTACAAATTCCCATCCATCAGCGCATCGAGGTCCTGATCGATCTTCCGATCCGCCTGCTCCAGCGTTCGATCGATCGCCTGGCTCACGCGGTCCGAGTTCACCTTCGCGACCGCGTAGTCCACCGCCTTCTGTTTCGCCTTCTTCCCCCGGTCGAGGATGGCTTGCATCGCCGGACGCTTGTCCGGCCGGGAAAAAAGGACCAGTGCCTCCTGGATCGCGTCCATCGCGCTCCCCAGTTCGTCGCCGGCGAGGGCCATGCCGAACGCTTCCTCATCGACCTGGGCTGCCTGGCACTGCGCCGCGCAGAGCAGCCAGATCACCTGCACCAGCTTCTCGTCGTCGAAGGCGATGGCCTGCAGCGCCTTGCCGTCGTGGGCGTTGATGAAGTCCAGACCGGTGATGGTGCGGATGTGCTTGGCAAGCGCGACGGTGAAGCCGATCTGCCAGGTGCGGTTCTGGTTGTCGATGAAGTGAGGCATGGGGCGGTGTTTCCCAGGAAACAGAGGGCGACGAGGAAAGCGGCCGGGGCTTATTCGCCGCTGACCGTGGTGTAAGTCCGCTCGATCATTGCGCCGCTTTCGTAGTGGACGCAGGGCTTGGCCTCGCAGTCGTAGATCTTCGAACCGCCGAGGTCCTCGGCCGAGTCCATCTTGTGAAGCTTCATCCAGTCCTTGAAATACGTGGTCCCTTCGCTCGCGATGGGCCCATCCGCGAACGCGAACTGCACGGCTTCACGGGCCAAGTATTTCTCGCGCAGCGTGGTGAACACGGTGTCGACCGTGCCCCTGATGTACTGATAGCCGAACGTGACGCCCTGGTCGAACTGGCCGGGCTCGTACTTCTTGCCGTCGCTGAAGCGGGCCGAGACTTCGACGCTTTCGGCAGCATCGGGCTGCGCGGCGTCCTTGATGTTCTTGATCTCCAACCACGTGGGCGAGGCGTTCGTCCCGTTGTTGAGATAGGCCTTGCACAGGAATCCTGGGATTGGTTCGTCCATCGCTTCAGCTCCACTTGCGGAGCGTGAGGGTCATCACGCTCGAAAATACCTTCTTCTCGATCAAATGCTCGGGCTCCCACATGACGACGTAGTTGCCCTCGAACATCGTCAGGCCGGTGCCCGAGACCATGCGTTCCTCGTAGTACGAGAGCAGCTCCTCCGCGAGGTCGGACAGCGCATCGGTTTCGGCCTGTTCGTCGGTGTCGTTCGTCGCCGCCAGCGCCTTTTGCAGGGCGATGTCGACGAGGACGTCGCGTTCGAACTGCGACCGACTCGTGCGCCTGCGGGGCGCGTCTTTGGGTACCACCGTCACGCGGGCGGTTTTGAGCTCGGTCAGTGTGAACTTGGGCTCATACTTCCGCACCGGCGAAATCGGCTGGCTGAACGTCGCGGCCGTGAAGTCGGCGACGATGGCGTCAGCAGCGGCGATCGCGAGCCAGTGGGGCATGGTGTCAGGTCAGCTTGTCGACGAGTTTGGTGTGGATCCGGATTTGCTGGCGGAACTGGTCACTGTAGCGCCAGGCGGGAATGTTCGAGTCATCGAGCACGGCATAAACCAAGTCGTCTTCCAGGATGACGTCGTGCCGCTGCGGAACGATCAACTCGCCCCGCAGCTTCAAGCACTCGACGTCGACCAGGAAGTCCCGACTCTCCAGCACCATCAGCCCGCCCGCGCTATTCTCGAGCTGCCAGTTGCTGCGGCCGATGGTCGCCACAAGTGGGACGTCATCGGTGTCGCGCCGGAATATGATCTTCACGCCGCCCAGCTGGCGAGCGGCTCGCTGGCCGGCGGCGATCGCGGCCTGGATCGGATTCATTGGTGTTAGGCTTGCGCCTTCAACGCCGCGATTTCCTCTTCCAGCCTGGCGATCGTCGCCAGGTGGGTGTTGACCACGCCACCCGTGGCGTCAGTCGCCGATTGCAGTTGGTCGATCGCGTGGACCAGCGTCATGATGTCGCCGGCCTGGACGGTCACCAGCTGGAGCGATCCCAGGTTCTGCGAGCCCTTCCGCAGGGCTTCGAGGACTTGCCGTGTGCGTTCATCCATCGTGTTGCTCGATTTGTTGGGGGAGAAAAAGGGGCAACCGCCGACGGCTGCCGGACCAGGTCCAGACAACCGCCAGCGGCCTCGCCCAATGAGGTATGCGATCAGAACACGAGCTCGACGGTCATCGACGCGGTGCTCGCGTTCGACGCGCCAGCCTTAGTGGCCTTCACGCGGACGTAACGCTTGGAGTCGATCGGCAATCGCACGTTGGCCGTCTTCGCCGCATCCCCCGCGCCGGCCGCGCCCGTTTGCAGGGCGATGCTACTGAGCAGGGTGCTGACGGTGCCGAAGGCGGGATCGTCGTCGTGTTCGACGTGGTAAGTGATGGTTTGCGTGTCGGCGAGCTGTCCGGTCGTCAACGCGGGGGCTGACAGTTTCAGCTCGAACTGAGCGAGCACGTCGCCGCGGCTGTCGTGGCCGAGGTCGAACCCATCGGTCACGGTGCTGTTCGCTCCGTTCGGCAAGGCCTTGGTTTGCTTCAGCTGGCCATCGGCCATCAGCAGGGCCATGCCAGCCATCCCGGCAGACCCCAGGCCGAAGCTGAAAGTCAGCCCGTCGCAAGCGCCGGCCACATAGGCGCAGCCCAGCAAAAAAAAAGCACAGGCCGCGATCAGGCCCGCCAGGATCAGTTTGTGAGGAGCACGCATGGGAGTCTCGCGAGATGAAGGGGAGCGGTGTTTCCGGGGAAACGCAGGGATAACCCTCTACTGCCAAAAGCCAGCCCATTGCGGGGCTGGCTCGGAGATGATGCGATTGCGGTCAGCAGGGCGGCTGGGTTTAGTCCAGCGACTCGGTGTCCACGATCGAATCAGTCGGGATGAGAGGAATCCCCTCATACTCGGTTGGCGTGGGAGCTTCTGCCCCGGTCGCGTTGGTGGCCGTGCGGCTGGCGCGGAGTTGCTCAAGCGAGCGGCGCGACAGGAAGAAGCAATCCGGCACGTAGCCAGCCGGGTACTTCGCGACCAACGAACCCATGAGCTTGTCGGTCAGCCCTTTGTTGGCATCCGCCGTCAGGTTGCGGATGCGGCCGATCGCGAACTTATTGAGCACCTGCAGGCCGGGATAGCCCAGCAATTCCTGCACGTACGCGGTGAAGCGATTGCCGGCTTCGTCGGGAACCGACTCCTCGCGGACGTCGCCCGTTTCGAGCGAGCCGTTCTCGCCCAGCACCCATTGCACGAACTTGGCCCCCCACTTCACGCCCCACACCGAGGATCCGGTGGAGGCCGTGGTTCCGGTGGCATCAACGACCATCGAAGGGTCAACCGAATCGATCAGGCCCGGGTGTCCCTTGGCATGGCCACCGTTGGCACGGCCGTAATAGAACTGCTTGGCCAGCGCCATGAATGCGGCTGCGGTTACCGCCTCCGCTTCCATCGCGATGTAGGCCTGCGGTCCATCTTCGTGAGAGTCGGCGACGGCTTTGTCGGCCTCCCAGCGGGCATTGAGGATGAACGTCTCGACGTTCTTGTTCTGATGGGTGGACTTGCTCGCGGCGACACCCTGGTTGGCATCGCGGAAACCGGCCGTGGGCAAACCCGTCCGAATCAGCGTCTTGTAGGTCCGCCCCTTGATCGTGCGCGACGCGCCGACCATGGGCACCTGAATCGTCTTGCCCCGGAAATTCACTTTGCCGGTGAGTTCCGGCGTCTGCCGCGTGGCCTCGTCGACCAGGCCTGCGACCATGTCGGAGCCGTTCAGGATTGCCAGGTCGAGCAGCGTGGGAAGGGCCATAGTTGCGAATCCTCAGGTTTCGTGATCAGACAGAAGCGGGACAAACGCCTGCGCTTCAGCAGGCCAGGGCGAGGGATGGTCGGGTTTAGTGTTTGCCGGGGAGCTTGATCCCTTCGGCGATCTTGGCCGTGTTGTCGCCCAGGTGGGCGAACTTGCTGCGTTCCTTCGGAGGCGCGGTGTCACCGCCACCGCTGACGGGAGCGTCTTCGCCGCGAGGCACCGCCGCGAGCTTCGCCTTCAGCCCGGCAATCTCGTCGTCCTTGCCCTTGAGCTGTTCGCCGAACGCGGCCACATGCAGCTCCAGCGCCTCGGTGTAAGACTTGCCGGCCGTGAACCAGGCCGCGCCATTGGCCGCGCCGAACTTGTCGACGAACTTCTTCAGCTCGTCGCTGAGTTGCTGGCGATTGTCACCGGCAGCGGGAGCGGCAAGCTTCGTGGCCTCGGTGGCGGCAGGTTGGGCTGGGATCGCAGCGGTGGACATCGCGAGCTCCGTGGGGAGTTGAAAAAATGGGACTTCGACCTCGTCGGGAATTCCCCCGGCCGAGAACTGGCTGCTGGTGCGCGGGTCGTACCCATACGGGCAAACCGCGATGCCGCGAGTGGTCCACTTGCGGATGATCAGCGCCGGCCCCTCGAGGCTGTAGCCGTTGACTTGGGCAGATCCTCCCTGCAGCACTTCCTCGATCACTTGCGGATCGAAGAAAATCGACGACTCGTAGGGGATGCCGGCGTTGCCGCGCAGCATGACGTCCTCCGCACGGTCGCCTGGCTTGACGGAAACGATCTCGCCTTCGGCGTCGAGGCCCTCGTTGGAGGCGCTGAATTTGTTGAGATAACCCACGATCTCGCGTGGGTCGTGGCAGTAATCCGCAGGGATAGTCGGCTTGGCGGGAGAGAAGCCCGCCATGTCGTGAACCACTTTGCCCCAGTACCAATGGTGAATCGGATCGCCGCTGCGGGCTCGCATTTTCAGCGGGCCTTTCTTCGGATCAGCCTGCTCGCCAGCGGCGAATTGAAGTGGGCCGGTGCTCAGGCAGAGCGCTGCGCCGGGAACTTTGCGAGTTGTCGTCGCGGTGCTCATTCGGCCTTCTTCTCGGGGGGCTTCTTCTTGGCGTCTTTACCAGACTCGTGCTTTTCTGGTTCGTCCGGAGGCATAAGCCCCGGCACGAAACTCAGCGGCACTTGCTTTCCACGAGCGTATTCGATCGCTTCCGCAATTCGGTCAATGTTGTCGTACCAATCGCCCCGGCCACGTTCCTTCGTGATCCGCTGCGGATTGTCCAGGCCGGCCCCGATCGCCAGGAGATCGCCGTTGATTTCCTTGGCCGGATCCCACCACGGCATGCCGACCGGCACCCACTCCCATTGCAGGTCACTGATGTTGGTGCCGGCCGGGAGCCGCAGATCTCCGTCGAGCAGGAACAGCATCAATCGCCAGATGGTCAATCGGCGGAGCAGCTCCTGCAGGCGTTCCCGTTTGTCGTGACACGAGCGCTCGTAGTGCAGCCAAGCGCCGCGGCTGCCGAAGAAGTTCGTGTGCGACTCGTCGAAAAAGCTGAAGGGAATATCGAGGGCCTTCAGCGCGACCATGATCATCAGGTTCGAGAAGTCCTGAAACTGAGTCGACGGCGTGGCCGACTCGAGCATCCGCGCATCGTCGCCCGGCTCCATGTCGAGGAACACGGGACCTTTCCCGAAGTTGACTGCGTACTCGCTGCGCTTTTTGTTGGGGTCATCGTTGGTCGTTTCGGCTGCCGCGTCGAGTCCCTTGCGCAGCACCAGGAAGGCGAAGAGCTGGCTGACCTTGGCTTTCGCCAGGGCATAGTCGAAACCTTCATACACATCCCGCAGCGGATTGAGCGCCGGTGCCAGAGGGCTGATGCCACGGACCTGGTCACATGCCTCGAAGTAACCGTGGAGGCAGAGATTGTTGGCCGGGATCACGCGCTCGAACTGCAGCCCATGCTTGGTTCGCTTGTGTACGGCGTAGGCAAGCGCCCGGTTATAGTCGTTCACCTTGACCCCATGCCGCCAGGTGCCATCCAGGGCGATGCCATTGGGATCCCGAATGCGGTCTGACATCAGCGCCTGCAGATTGCCGGCACCCAGCTTCACCAGGCCGTGATCGCCATAGACCACGGAATGTGCCTCGGTCATCCGGATCATGCGCGGGAAGGAATGCCGTGCCGCGACGTCGCAGTTATATGGCCGGAACCATTGGTTCATCAGATACTCGATCTCTCCGTCGAGCTGCTGATTCCCGGTCCGCGAGTGAAACTGAAAACTCGAAACGTAATCGAGGTGCCGCCGCACGGCCCAACCGGCGATCGAGAAATTGCGCTGGATGTCCGCAGAGTTCGCCTGCAGCTTGCCGCGCTTCGCTCGATCGAGAACTTCGTCCTCGCTGCGAGTGTTGATGGGAATCGACTTGCGCTTCCCCTTTGGCTCGGTGGCATCGTACGAAAGCGCGTTCGCGGCGCTGGCGGCGAGCGCTGCCACGCCGCGGGCCGCTGAGGAAAGCAGTCGGCGCACCATCGGTTAGAATCCGCCCAGGTAGATGCTGCTGGCGATCGGACGTCGCCCTTGCTCGCTGTCATCCTCGGCGATCAGCTGCCGAAGCTCCGTCCGCAGGGAGTCGTGATCGAACGAGGTGGTTTGCCCGTCCGTGGTCACGGACGTTACACCAGACGCGAGCAAGTCGCGGATTTGCCGGATGCGTTCGGAGTTGTCAGCCATGCCACCACGTTAGGCGACAGCTTCCGCAAACCGGTGCTAAAAGCGGTGCGTCACCACGCGGACGCCGAAGCTTTCGCGGGAACCGACCTCTTCGCGGACGTCGACGCGCTTGTACGTGAGGCAACTCCTGCAGAAGTAGACATCCTGGATGCGCCAGACCGGGTTACGATCCGCACTCACGTTGATTTCTTCGGAGCGGAGGAACTCAAACTGGTGTACACAGTTAGCCACGGGAGGGGGCGGCGGGTTCATGCGTTGCTCCGAGCTTGCGGGAAGGGGGCACGAAACGATTGCTACGAGGACCGACTGGCGCACCGGTCAGCTGCCACGCAAACCACGCGAGCAGGGCCACGACCAACCAGGCCCCGGCCTCGCGCTGGGCACCAACGGCCCCGCAGATCAGGAACAGCAACGTTGCGGCCACGCCGACAAAGCCAACGCCCCACGAGCAAAGAACTTCGATGTTCATGTGTCACTCGTAGCTGCGATCGATTCGATGCTGCCCGCAATCCCGACACCGCACACGCTGCCGCACGATCACGGAGTACTCGAGTCCGGTGTTGTAACCACGGTGCTGCTGCTGATGCTCGTTGCCAATTCGCTCCGCCGGCGTCGTACTGCCGCACATTGGGCAGCTTGACACAGGCTCCGCCGTGGAACGTTCTGCAGTAGCCTGGGGAGCGGCGATCGCGGCCGCGGGCGTTCGCGTGGGTTTCTTTTTGCTCACAATGATTGCCTCTCAAAACACGTCGTAACGAACATTCTGCCGTGGGGCCTGGGGTGGCTCGGGACGTTGTACCCTGACGAGTTCGCTGCAGCCCAGCATCGAAGCGCCCACGGCGCAGCCGACAAGTCCATCCAGGATGTGGTTGTCGGGCCGGCCTGGCTTGACCTTCCACACGTCGACGCTGCGCCCATCCTTCTCGTTCCGGAGTTTGTTGCAGGTTTCCGCCGTGGCGTGGGCTGCCAGCATCCGGTGGTCTGTCCCCTTCTCGCCAAACAGCGTGAGCGCTCCATCAGAACCCAGGGCTAACGCAAATCGATCGCGGATGAATGACTTCCAGTAGTTCGTGTCGATCGTCACGAAGCGGACGGCATGCTTCTGATTGCGGGCGGAGAGCCAGTGGTCACCCAACCGATCGCCAGGTTTCACGGCGTACTTATACATGGGGCGATCCGCCGGACCGATACCTTTACCCTGGCTCGGTTGGACGATGCCGGCATGGGGCGACGTACGGCAGACCGTCGCAATCGTCTCAGTGAGCTGGCCGTCTTTCGCGTCAATCAGCAGCTTGCCCAGCTTCAGGGGCGTTCCCGATTCGTGGGCCCACTGAGTGGTCACGAGCTGCTCAATGAGCGCCATTAGCCCCGCCTGGATCGTCGCCTTCAGTCCTCCCTTGGGATACAGCTTCTGCAGCGTGTTGCGCGCCTCACGAAGCGTGAAGTAAGCGCGCAGCTGGTCGGGGAACGTCCCGTAGTCGATGACCGTCCCGGTGAAATTGTCGCTCCAAGCGATGACGACGAAATACAGCAGCTTGTGCTGCACGTCGATGAACGCCGAGACGTGCGACGTCGCGAGGGGACACACGCGCCGCTTGAGCCCGCTGGTGCGGATCTCGATCTCCGAGGGCTTGAGCGCCCGGTTGTCTTCGTCATCCGCCACGCGCGGCGAGTTCTGATACTCGGCGTCGAAGATCAGCGGCCGCGTGATCTTCAGATTGTAGGCGTGCTGCAGAGCGCTGAGTTCATGCTTCTTGAACCTGGCCGGCCAGGCCACGCGGCTGCCGGCATCCATCTCCTTCCGGTGCTTCTTATAGAACGCCGTCGCGCGTTTGTGCTGGCGATCGCCGGCGCGGAGATCTGCGATCAGGAGCTCCGCATACTCCTCCCACAGCTTCGCCGCTGTCGGCCACTCGTAGACGAGCTTGGTGATCTCCCCCTGCCACTCAGCGCTGCCGTCGCGTTCTCGGTTCAGCACCTCGTCCGCCATGTCCCCGCGTTGGATGATGGTGCACGGCATGAATGCCGCGATCGACTTGTTGGGCCCGGCCAGACCGAGAATGGCGCCGGTCACCACGGCCAACCGCTTCTTGCATTGGTTCTCACTCTTCGCCGACTCGTCGGTCTGCGGATCGTCCACGATGGCCAGGTCGGGGCGTGCGATCTCGCCGTCCGGCCGCTTGAACTTCATGCCGCGCACGCGGCCGAGGATGCCACGCGCGCGAATGATCGCCCCGCTGGCCTGGCTACCGGCGACGGTCGGCAGCACGATCGTGGATCCCGCCCACTGGATGTGAGTGCGCTCGCCGGCGAAGAGCTGCCCCTTGCACCGATTGTTGATTCCCTCGAGGGCCTGGATCGGGAGGCATACTTCGGGGAAGTCGGCGGCGAGCAGCTCGTTCGTTTCGAACTCCCCTTTGACCGACTCCATCATTTCGTCCGCGTGCTCCTTGCTCGCGCCGATGAGCGCCACGAATTTGCGCCGGCCGGTCACACAGGCCCAGATCACCAGGCACTCGCAGATTGTGGTTTTGCCGCTGCCGCGCGGCATGGCGAAGGCCTTCAGGCCGCCGACCTCGCCGACGACCACCTGCATCTCTGCCACGAGCCGCAGGTGGTCCGGGCTGAAGGCGAGGGGGAACCGCTCCGGAAAGTACGCTTCCAGGAAGAAAGCAAAGTCGTCGACGGCGCGTCGACGGCGCTCCGGATCCGCCGGTCCAGGCATCGAGTCGCAGCCCAGCACCTGCAGCACGTCACGGCCGCTGCGGCTATTGCCGGCGTTGCGTTCTCGCTCGCGTTCCTTTTTCGCCTCGTAGGCGTCCCCGAACGACAACGTGGGGGAGCGTGTTTCCGGGGAAACGCGTTCCGCCGGCGACGGCCGTGGCCGCTGGTCAACGAGCCAGGCCGCGTAGCGGACCAGGTCAATCGTCTTCCCGTCGCCGATCCGGAGGCCTGCCCGCGTGCGATGGGCGCGCAGCTTCCGGTCGGTCAGCACGTTGCCCAGCGGGGTGCTATTGAGGATCCGGCACAGCTGGCCGGGTTTCAGTTTTCGGGGATCGTCTGCCACGTGCGACACAATCGCTACAAGCGCCTCGGTTAGCGCGGCGAGTTGGTCTTTGCGCCCCATTCGGGAGACGTCCTCCGCAGCGCGCACGCGAAGCCGGAACTAGGTTTTCGCTAGCCATGGCGCTGCTTGGTTCAGCGTGGTGGTCAGGTGACCGGTCGGGTTCCAGCCCGGCCGGTCACCGCTTTTTAATCGACTTGTTCGGCAAGCCAGGCGGTGTAATGCACCAGGTGCATGGTGCCGTCGGCATTTGTGGGAGCTCCCTCGGCGATGTCCCGGCGCACGTCCGCTTCAGTCACTTTGTTGCCGCCGGCCTTGGCCAGAACCGTGACGAGCTGCTGCGGCGTGAGGGCCGCGGGGTTGATGGCCATCACGCGCTACGCTTTCGCTTCTTCGCCTTTACCGCAATCTCGATGTGGGCCTTCCCCGCCTTGACGGCCGCGACGCGCTTCGCCTTCTGGCCGGTGAATTTCTCCCAGCGTTCGACGATGACGTCGCAGTAAAGCGGATCCAGCTCCATGAGGAACGCCGATCGCCCGGCCTGCTCGGCCGCGATCAGCGTCGAGCCGCTGCCGCCGAATAGATCGAGCACGTGCTCACCTGGCCGTGACGAGTACTGCATCGCGCGAATGGCGAGCTCGACGGGCTTCTCCGTGAGATGCACCATCTTCTGCGATGCCACTTTGCGCACCCGCCACACATCGGTGACCGCTTCGCTGCCGTGGATCGTGACGCCTTCCTTGCCGACAGGCATCGTCCGGAGTTTATCGCGCAGCGGCGGGGAGACTTCCAGCCGCGAACCGTCCTCCGCCTCGAGGCGCAGCCCCTTGCCGAGAATCGTTTCACCTGAGGTGATGCGCTGCAGCTGCCAGACGTCGGGCAGATTGGCCGGTCCGAAGAATCGATGCGCGGCCCCTTCGCGCCATCCATAGAAACACCACTCGTGGTCACCCATGAAGTCCTTGCGCGTGAGGACGGGGTGATCCTTCACCCAGATGATCGCCTGAGAAAAGTACATTCCCGCAGCCTTCAGGGGCGCGGGGTAGTTCGCGGCATTGGCATAGCCGCCCCAAATATAGAACGCGTGACCAGGCAGCAGCACCCGGGCCATGTTGCCGAACCACGCACTGAGCAGCTCGTCGAACTTGCCGTCGCTCACGAAGTCATTCGCCAGCGGCCGATCCTTCGCGCGGAGCTTCGCGGCGGTCGGCTTGCTCTTCCCCTTCCGCGCGGCGTCGAAGGTCTGATGATTCCCCGCGCCGGCGAAGGAACTGAGACCCGCCGCGATCGCGTTGTTGCTGCGAGGTTCGACCTTCACGTTGTACGGCGGGTCGCTGTTGACCAGGTGAATCGGTGCGCCGTCGAGCAATCGATCGAGGTCCGCCGGCGAACTCGAGTCGCCGCAGAACAGACGATGGTTGCCGAGGATCCAAAGGTCACCGGGCTGAGTTGTCGCGGCGTCAGGCGGCGCAGGTACCAGATCGGGATCGGTGAGGCCCTCGGCAATCTGGTCGCTGAAGATCTCCGCCAGGTCCTCGGCCGAGAAACCCAACGATGAGATGTCGAACTCGGACTGCTGCAGGTCGACGAGTTCCATCGGGAGCAGGTTGTAATCCCACTCGGCGAGTTCGGCCGTCTTGTTGTCCGCGAGACGATACGCCTTCACCTGGTCGGGCGTGAGCTCGCGCGCCACGTGGACCGGAACCTTCGAGAGCTTCAGCTCGAGCGCGGCTTTGTAGCACGTGTGACCGCAGATGATGACGCCGTCAACGTCGACGACGATCGGCTTTCGAAACCCGAACTGCTTGATCGAAGCCGCCACGCCGGCGACGGCCTGGTCGTTAATGCGGGGATTGCGTTCGTAAGGGCGGATCGAATCGATCGAGCGAAGGTCAATTTTCATTTTTTTCACCGGCAACCAACTGTGTCTCTGTATGCGACTGTTCCCTACGGGGGCGCGCGCGGGAAGTCAAATGTAGTACCTACTGGCTGGCTAGCACTGCCAGATTGGCAGCGAGCCGGGGGACGGTGGCGGGGCTGCCAACGTGGTAGCCCCCAAGGGGTTAGAGCTCGGCTGGGCCGCAGGCGATCGCGGCATTGGCCCACATCATCGCCTCACGCAGCTTGGTGAGTGCGATGGCCCGCTCACGTGACGGGGGGCACAGCTCAAGGACTTGCCGTGCCGACTCGAGCATGGTGCCACGCACCGCCGCATGCCGCTCCCCCTTGGTCCCGGTGGGCGCGTGGTAGGCGAACGAGTGATCGACCTGCTGCAGCTCTTCGGGGGTGGGGGTACGAATCACGGCGATGCTCCTGAAGGGGAGAGGGCGAGGGTGAGCTGCGGAGAACTCAGCGACAGCGGCGACGGCCGCACCGCTGGATGAAGAAAGACTGCGTGGCTGCTGGCTTGTTCGCGACGTAGGAGTTGACCCAGTCCGCGAGCTCACCCTGCTTGACGTAGCCCGTGCGCCGGGCGACTTCGACTCCCTTCTTCAGTACGACCATGGTCGGGAACTCACGCACACGGCACGCGTCGACCAGGTCGGGATGCTTCTCCCCATCGATGAGCTGAAAGTGCGTCGAGTCTCCATACGGCCCGGTGGTCCAGTTCGATCGAGCCATGGGCAGGAGCGTCTCCGCGACCAACCGTCGGCATGGTTGGCAGTGCTCGCTGTGAAACACAAAGACGGTCCACTCGGGAGCGGGCTGAGGAGCGAAGACGTTAGGACTCGATAGAGGGGCCACAAACGCCTGAACCGTGCGGGGCACGGTTTCACCTTCGTGGTGCGGAACGAGCGGCTCGAATTCCTTGAGATCTTCGGCGAAGTTCGGGCCCCAAACAGAATACGACAGCACGTCGGTGCGTCGATCGAGGCGGGCGATGTCATCGGGCGGTCCGGGTGGGCTCGCGTTCAAGGTCAGCAAGCCGACGCAGACGAAACCGGTGACCACCAGCGAAACCAACAGATTGCGAACCACAGAGACCTCCAAGCAAAAACAGGGGAAGCGTTGTTTCCGAGGAAACACATCGGTGAAACGCAGGGGGCGCTTCACCGCGCGACCACCTGCAGGAAGTCTTCACGGTAGGCGACGGCTGCCGCAATCTAGTGCGGAGCGGGAGGGGCCTCACCCAGCGGCCGCCTGGTGGACGTCGCCTCGGCGGGAGCCTGGCGACCGTCGTCAAAGCGCTGTGGCGAGCGTGGGCGACTCATGGGCACGCAACGGTCCGCACAGCGAGAACAGTGCGGACAGCGGGCCTGCTGCAGACTGCGCACCTCCACGTTCGACGGCAGCAGGTGCGCGCCAATCCCGCAGCGTAGCGCCACAGCTCCGCTGGCGATCACAAACACGGCAATGGCAATCAGTCGATTCATGGGGAACCTCAGGAACTACGAATGGGGAAGGCGGAAACCACGCTCCCCATTACGCGCGCGGGATCGTGATGTTCAGTTGCGTCTCCAAGTACTTGAGCAGCGACTCCCGGTCCGCCGGATCAGCCAGGCGTTGTTTCAGCCGCGCTTTTTCGAGGGTATCGAGGATTCCCGACCGCGTGGCCTTGTCGTCGAGCTGATCGAAGATCGTCAGCACATCGGCAGGGATCTTGTACCATTTCCCCTCGCTCGCGTCCTTGATCAGCGGCGCGAGGAAGGGCAGACCCAGCGGATCGACGTGCCGCAGCAGGTTGGCGGCTCGGCTGGCGATCGAGGCCAGCTCGGGCACCACCGTGGCCACGGTCGAGAGCGTGGTCCCGGTGCCGAGATTGCGGATCATGAAAAACACCAGAGCGAAAATGGCCACGGCGACTCCCAGCCACAGCATGGGCTGGAGATTCATATTGACCGGCATATTGAACAAACCCAACAGCGACATAACCAACTCCAGCGAAACGAAGGAAAGAAGCGAAGGAAGCGGGGCAGCGGCCGCGTGGCCTAGCCGCTCTGAGGTTTGCGGTACATCGCCGCGGCGACGGCCGCGAGCCCGGCGATGATCACCAGCGCGATCATGGCGGGATCTACCGAAGTCGTGCCGCCGCTGTTGTCGGGCCCACGCATGTCAGGGATCCGCGACAACGGCCGCGTGGGGCTCGGTTGACAGTCAGGGCAATCTGACTTGTAGGCCCAGATCGCGGACTCGATTTCATCGGCGAGCTCTTCGGCGGCTGCCGGGATGTTCGTGCCGCTCGCCTTGTAAATCACTTGCGCCTGTTCGGTGCAGACCAGGACGATCGGCAGCTTTTCACCCGCCAAGTACTTGGCCGGCCACCAATGGCTCGCCGGCCAAAAATGCGGCTTCACCTGGCGAACCAGATTCGCCAGGCGTGGGGCCTGCCCGATCGACTGTTGCAACTCCGTCGACTCCTTGGTCGAGTCGATCACGACGACCAGGTGCCACATGTCCCCATCTTCGGGCAAGTCGATCACTCGCTCTTCGATCGGCCGCTGATGGATCAGCGATCGAGGCCCACCGGCGAAGATCGGCCCTTGCGGCGCTGCCCACAACGGGGCGACGGACAGCAGCGCAAGCAGAGCTGCGATCACGATTTGACGAAGGGCTGCGGCGGGGGTGGATTGACAACGATCGTCCATGCGAAACCTCCAAAACCATGCCAATTGCGAAAAAAAGCTTTGCGTTCGACGCGCTCGGGATGGCCGACGCGCTCCGGGTAATCGGTGGCGTTGTTGTCGAGCAGGTAGGCAAACTGCGCATCGAGGCCGATGAGATTGATCGAGTGGACGGGCTTATAGAAAATCCCACAGCCACGGCGGGTGCGGACGCACCACTCAATGAACTGCTCGCCGTCGTCGCGGCCGTCCCGATTGTTGTCCTGACCACCATGGGCGAAGGCGTAACGGACGCCCGACTTCTCGAGCCGCTGCACCAGGCGATCGTCATACTCACCGCCGCTGTACGTGCGCCGCCACCAGTCGGCGAGCTCGAACAGGCCCATGTAGCGGAGCAACGTGACGTTGCTCGCGTGCACGCATGAACCGCCGCCCCAGTTGCGGGTGCGGAATTCGTAGGGCAGGTCGAGCACGACGCCCAGATAGGTGCCGGAGGGAACGTCATCCTCCATGCGCAGGCGGCGGAGTTGGCGCTGGGCCTCGTCGGTCAGGGCATCGTCGCCATGGGTCCCGCTGGCCAGAGCGGCCAGAATCGCGGGGGAGCTGCAGAGCGCGGCCAGGGCCGCGCGTCGATCGATTTGGGGGGCTTCGGTCATGATGCGCTCGGCAAAGGCAACAGGCGGCTCGCGTTTCCCCGGAAACAGAGCTCCTGGGGAACATCGCCACTCTATCGCCGGCGCGCCGCAAACCAGTTGCTTGCCGCGTCAGATTCCACCTCGCCGCAGCTACGCCGGCAGTGCGAATTGAGGCTTCAGCGTCTTCACCCGGAAATAGGCGTAAGTCGACTTCGCGTCGTCACCAACGCCCGCGATCAGCTGGAATTTGAAGAGGTAGCTCGTGGCAGCAGCTGCTATCTGCGAAGCGACGACCGGGAAGGCGAAGTTGTAGCCGATCTTGTCCTTCTTCCACCGCCCGTCGACCGTCAGATCGGAGAGAACTGTGGCCACGTCGACGGCGACGGCCGCGACATTGGTCCCGAGCGTCTCGTTGTCGACACGCAAGTTGATGGCGGACAGATCACCTGGCTTGGCCCATTTCCCCGCGAGGTTCCACAGCCGCGCGAGGATGAAGAATTCGGAGCCGGGCAGCACTTCGCCCAGGTCTTCTATTTGTTGCATCGGCGTACATCTCCACAGCAGCCCGTTTGCCAGGTCGCGAAATCGGCCGCGAACGCAGCGACCACCTGCGACGTCGCAGCGAACTCGTCACTTTGGTCGATCGATGCCGCAAATAGCTCCGAGGCGATCGGGCCCAGCGGAAACCTTTGTCCCGATCCAATGCCTGGAACGAAGGAGCTGGCCGCGCAGACGCAAAATGCGTGCTCCGGTGGGAATGGCTCGAAGACGTCGAGGACGAGCACCAGCCACTGGTCACCGTCCGGATCGAGCACGCAGTCATCGGAGGCATCGGGATCCAGCACCCACTCCATCAGCGAAACGCCTCCATCGTGCGCGGATGGTCCGATGCTGTCGGAGATCCTGTGAGCGAGCCGTTCGCGGCGTTGATCAGATCGGGTTCGGGGCTGATTCGACCGAGCAAGGGCGCATACCAGACCAGGCTGGCCGGCCGCACTTGATCCGGCGTGATGCCGTGGGCCAGGCTGAGCGCCTCGGCAGCCGAGAAGCCGATATTCCAGACGCCGATCTCAGCCAGGTCGCCTGGCCACGCGCTGCTGCCGTCGGACAGCGCGCCGATCCGCTTCGTGCCGGTGAAACTGCCGGGGGCCGTGTGGGCGAAGGTGCCATCCGCCACGCCGTTGCGGTAGTGCGCGCCGGAAGCGCCCGTGATCGACACGCAGTAGTGGACCCACGCGCCGCTGTTGTACGCGGAGGTCGCGACGCGCCAAGCATTGGTGCCATTCGACCAGTACCTCATCTGCCCGGTGCTGGCCAGGATCGAGATGCCCCAGCCGGTGAACGGGCTGCTGACGTTGTAACAACCGGCCACGTAGCGGGTTTGCGTCGTCGTGGTCTTGAGCCAGCAGGCGAATGTAAAATCGCCCGTCAGCTGCAGCACCGACGTCGTGCCCATACTTAGGCTCTGGCTGGTACCAGAAAACGACCGAGCCACGCGCTACGTCTCCTTTCCGGACAGACCGTGCAACTCGGCATCGTTCGAGTTCATCGTGTCGTTGGCGTGTTGCGCATTCCGCCGCACGCGAACGATGGCAAATTCACCGTTGGCCCAATCGTCCATGTCGCTGCCGTTGGTGAACGTGATCGTCGCATAGGCGAGTTCGCCGGCGGCGCTGGCCGTGGTGTCGTCGACCACGTTGAAGTCGTACGAGTGAGAGCCGTCGACGTCCTCGGCATCGTCAGTCAAGCGACGAATGCCAATCTCCCAGCGGCAGTTGCCCGTGGTAGCTCCCGAGGACCATGGAAGCGTAAATGTCAGCCCGCCGCCGCTGTAGTTCATCAGGCGGCAGAGAAAATCCATGTACTCGATCGCTGACGGGTCGAAGTCCCACACGAGAAATGCCTCGGCAGGCGAGCTCCCACCGACGCGCACGTCACGCGTGGCGAAGTCGGTACCTGGTGGCACGGCGCGAATCACCTCCACGCGCCCTTTCGTGGCGGCGGTCAGGGCCGAAGTCGTCGCCCGCGTGTCGATGTCGGCCTGCATGACAAACAGCTGAGAGTCGATGTAGCTGATGCCGTCATCGGTGTACGAATTGGCGCTCGTCAGAGCAGCCGCTGCCGCGCTGGCAGCGGTTCCCGCCAGATCGAAGTCTGACGCGTGCTTGCCATCAAGCCGATCCGCGTTGAGATTTGTTACGAGCGTGTTCGAGGACACCGTGAGCGGGGCCGTGCCCGTCGTGGCGGAGCTGATGAGCACCGGTGCCGCCACCGAAGATTTGAAGAACGCTCCTGCCGCGATGTAGAAATCGTAGTCCGTGTCGTCGGAGTTCGATCCGCTGATGATGGGGTCGCCGATGACGTTAGAGACGATTCTGATACGCTCAACGTCAGCCGAGTCCCGCAGCAGGAGCTGGCCATGCGCGTTGCCACCGATTTGCACGGTGCCAACGTTGGAGGCGTTGGCAAAGACAACGTACACATGCCCGCTGCTGAGTGCGGCCGTGATGGGGAGCTGCTTGAGCGCTCCCGACTCTTGAGTGACAAGTCGCTTCGTCATCGGTGGCAGTTGCTCTTACAGTTCGACCGTCAACCCGTTCCCTTCGAAATTGAGCACCGCGGCATCGGTGGCCACGCCAACTTTCTGCAGGATGTTGCCGCTGCCGCTGGGCGGCGTGTGGGTCGACAGACCTGGAGTGGTGGACAAGTACTGCGGCCCCGGCGTCAGGCCAGTGACCTGGGTATTGCTCCCCTCGAAGTACACGGTTGCTGGCTGGCCGGACGTCACAGCCGCGAGGACAAACCCGTGGGCCTCCTTGCCGGCCGTGGTAGCGTCGGCCTTGCGGGCCTTGGCGCCGGTGCTGTTGTGAATATTGACCAGGTCGCCGGCGGCGAGGTTCTCACTCGCCTCGACCACCTGCGTGTCTGCGCCGATGCCGACGGGCATCATGCTGTTGTCGATTCGGCCAGCCGCGTCGAGCGCCACGATTCGGCCGGCGTCTCCCGCGCCAGCCGAACTGATCTTGGCTTCGACTGCTTTGATTGCGCTGCCAACGACCTGCAGAGGTTTGTCTGCCATGAATGCCACTCCTAGGAAGAAAGAACGATGGGAGGATGAACGTCGATAAAGATCTGGGTTGGCGAGTCGGCGATCGCGAGCTGCTGCAGCACGCCGGACGTCGGCACGGTCTGAGTCAGCACGCCGTCACCGGTCGCGAAGATGGGCTGGCCAGGCGTCCAATTCCAAGACGCCTCACGCATGGGCCCCAACACTTGAATCCGCGCAACACTGCCGATCGCAACCGCGCCTCGTGAAATCCCACGGACTAGTCGACGATCGGGCTCCGCCTGATTGGCATGCACGGCCGTGCCGTCAACGATGGCGATCGCCCGATGGCCGCCGAGCGTTTCGCTCGCCGGGAACTCGACGACAGGCCCCTTCAGTCGCTTATCGTCCATGCGTTACTCGCTGGGTGGGGGCTGCCAAGGCTCAATTCGAGCGTGAACGGTTTCGAGCGTTTCCCGGGAAACACGGCGCTCGTGACAGTCCTTGCATTCGATCTGGCCGCGATGACGATGCCCGCGCTCGGTGATCACGTACCAATCGCGAGTTGGTTGGTAGCAGTCCAGGCAGACACGCGGGGGCATCATGATCAGACTTTCACGCGGCGGTAAGCTCGCGCCGGCTGGCACAGACCAAACAGGGGTTGGTCTGCATTCCGCCGCAGCCGCCGCAGCGTGCATGCTTGGTCGGCAATCGACGATAGCGACGGCCGTGTTTGGCGATGCGAGCGACGGTGTCGACGCTGACGCCGACTTCGGCCGCGATGCGGCTGTGGTTCGGAAAAGGGGCGGATAGGCGCAGTTCGATTGCACGGATTTGATGCTCTGTCGTCACGCTCGCGTTCCTTGCGGCCAAAGAAGGCAGGTCGGGATTACTCCTACGTTTTAGACGTCCCGCCCCGCAAACCGAACGCATCGGATTGCGGCAGCCGCGGGCCAAACTGACCTGAGCAACGTAAATCCCACTAGCCCAAAAGGATCAGTGACATGGCCGCGGCGGACCTCACGCGCGAAGAATTGGAGCACTACGCTTCGCTGCACGAACGGCGTTTAGAACTCAATCGGCAAGCAGCCGCCCTGGAACGTGAGGCCGACTTGATCGAGCCGAAGATCTGGGCGTTCATCAAGAAGCAAGGCAACCGCTCGAAGGCGGTCAGCAAGTGGGGCTTCAACCTGGCAGTGAAGCTCAAGCAGGCAGCTGTAAAGTGGAAGGACGAGTTCCTGAAGCTGGCCGGAGCGGAGAAGGTCGCGGAGTTGGCTGCTGCCGCACCAATGAAGGAAAGCCTCAGCGTGGAGCGCGCCGCCTGACATGGCAGACGACAACAAACCCTCGGACTACTTGAAGGGCTGCCCCTCACTGACGGACGGCCTGCTCAAAAAGATCGGTCGCCGGCGGAACCTCGAGGCGAGAACCGAACGAGCTGCCGACAAGCAGATCGATAAGCTGAAGGCGGAGATCCGCGAGCGGCGCGAAGCCTATAATCGCCAGCACGACGATGTCATCGTGCCCGAACCGCCCGTCGAGTGCTGATGGGTGTTTCCTCGGAAACATCGCTAGTCAGCGGCTTGCTTCCACGGTTGCGTGCGGATGAACTCGACGTCGGCGTCAACGAGCTGCTCAGTTGGGACAGTGATGACCTTGCCGTTGCGCTTCTCGAGCGTGACCACGCCCCCGCCGAACCTGAGGAATTTTGCTTCTGCACTGAACGCCCCATCCGCAGACGTCCAGGTCCGCCACTTCGCGTCCTCAATCCTTTTTTCGCGCGCAAGCTTCTGTTCCGCCTCGCGGGCTTCCAGCTCTGCCAGTTTGCGAGTTTCCTCCTGCCCGAGGGCTTCGAGCTCGTCATTGATGATCTGATCAAGGCTCGCATTGTTGAGCACTTCGACGCTGATCACCTGCTTCGTGCCTCCTAGCGCCGTGACGTATCGGCGGGTGCCGTTGACGTACAGCCCGAGCTCGCTCATGTCGTACGCCCGCCCGTCGACCAGGCTGGACGTGTCTAGCTTGGAGAACCAGACCACTTCGCTGCCAAACATTGCGGTGAAACTCCTCGAATCGACAACCTGAAACACTTTCACTGGTTGAACGATTCTCCCGATTTCTCCGTGCCGCAGCGCTCGCGGATCCAAGTTCATCAACTCGCGACGAGTGCCAACCATCAGCTCCACGTACCGCTTCTGCTCAGGGCGGAGGTCTTTGATCTTTTCTGTGAGCGTGAGCGCCGTAGTTGCGGAGGCCGCTGAACTCGAGTCGGCAGGAGAATCCTCCGGAGCTGCTGAGGACGAAGCGCTTGTGGTCGGAGGTGACACGGACGTTGACGCCGCTCCCCCACATGCGAGGAAGAGCGCAAGGGCCGAACCGCCGAAGAGTAAGCAGACCACTCGATCGAATCGCATGGGAAAGGTTCCGGGCAGGAGGAATTCAACCCCGCAATTCTCAAATCAGCGAGCCTGAAAAGCAACGCTCAGGCCAGAAAACCACAAGTGACAGAATCTGTCATCACCTAGCTGGAGTGATCGTCACAAACCGGAGCCATCGAACTTCGGAACCGAGGGTTACAGGTTCGACCCCTGTTGGGCGTATTTCTCCCAGATGCCGAATGGGAGTCAAAGCGCGTTTGGCTCGGTCGATTTCAGCTCTTCGCCCGTGTCGACAAGCCGATAGTGGCCTGGAGCCTGCCACCACACCGTGCGGCCGGTTGTCGTGCGCAGCTTGTAATGTGACTCGAGGTTCGTGCCGGCCTGGCCCAGATAAACAATGATCGTGAACTCGCGATCCCCTTCGCCTGTCGCCATAATTCGGCTCATTTCGTGCATGCCCTTGGGTGCGTCAGGAAAGGGCAGGTGCTTCTGCTCCACGGGGGTTTCGCCCAACTCTTCCAGCCGTTTGAGCAAGAACTTTGACTTCTGCTTGCCGGGCTCACGAGGCACCCACGCGAAGTAATCCAGGTCGATAGTCATCTGCTGCAAGACCGCCTCTTCCACGTCGGGACGGTCGTAGTCGTAGAGTTCACCGTCCTCAAAATCGCGGTCCCACAGGATCCATCCCTCAATCGCTTCCAACAGATTTTCCCATTCCGATTCCTCAAGGCAGGTGACCAACGGCAGGTCATTCACCCCGTCTTCGGGATCGTCGAGCCATAGCGTGGCTTCCGAGGCATAGACGTTGAGAATCGCCTGACGAACTTCGAAAGAGTATTCGCCGGTCGGGATGTCTTCGTGGGCCCGATCGAGTTCTTCCTCCAACAGGCCTTCCAGGCAGCCGAGTAGTGTGCCCATCGTGCTTTCGATGCACTGGTTCAACTCGGGCGGTTCAACATCTTCGTGCAGCAACGCGATGGCAACCCTACTCGCAAGGTAGAGTTGCTGCCCATGGGACAACGCGTCGAAGGCTTTGACCTGCCCCACGCCATGATCTTCGGCGTCGTACAACTCCCGAGGATCAAGCCAACGATGCAGTTCGGCGATCGCTAAACGAAAGAGGGTGGCCCACGGTTCCTCCCACGTCTTCAGTTCCTGGTTTGACGTTCGATACAA